GTATGCCACTGCCGACCAAATTGCTAGCAGAACTAATGGTTTCCCTACTAAAAGAAGAAAGCCAGCAGTCAAAAAAGCAGCCAAGAAAGCGGTGAAGAAGTGAACCTAATAACGATTGACTTTGAGACTTTCTACGATAAGTCTACGTTTAGTCTGTCCAAGATGACGACGGAAGAATATGTGCGTAGTGATCGCTTTGAAGTAATTGGTGTAGCCGTTAAAGTAAACGATGGTGAAACCGAATGGGCGAGTGGTACGCATGAACAGATCAAGGGTTGGCTCGAAGGGTTTGACTGGGCTAACTCTATGGCGGTTGCACACAATATGATGTTTGACGGATTTATTTTATCCGAGCGATTTGGTATTCACCCCAAGGTCTATGCCGATACTTTATCTATGGGTCGGGGACTGCATGGTGTTGAAGTGGGCGGTAGCCTAGCGGTGCTTGCACAAAGGTACAACCTAGGTGTTAAGGGTGATGAGGTTATCTCTGCTTCAGGGAAGAACCGAGTGGACTTCACGGAGGAAGAACTTGATAGATACGGTGACTACTGTGTGAATGACGTAGAACTTACTTACAAGTTGTTTAGTGCCATGGTCAAGAAAGGCTTTCCGAAGAACGAGATGAAGTTGATCGATTTAACTACTCGCATGTTTACTAGGCCGATTTTAGATTTAGACCTAAATCTTCTTGAGATGCACTTGACCGATGTCAAGGAGAAGAAAGAGAAGTTACTGCTTGAAGCTGGCATTACTGACAAGGCTGAGTTGATGTCAAACCCGAAGTTTGCCGAGTTGCTTAAGGGGCTGGGTGTCGAACCGCCTATGAAGATTAGCCCGACGACAGAAAAAGAAACCTTTGCGTTCTCCAAGACTGACGAGGAGTTTAAGGCTTTGTCTGAACATCCTGATATAAGAGTACAGACTTTAGTTGCCGCTAGGTTGGGTAACAAGTCTACGCTGGAGGAGACAAGGACTGAGCGATTCATTGGGATCGCCAAGCGAGGTGTGATGCCAGTGCCCCTCAAATATTATGCAGCGCATACGGGAAGGTGGGGTGGTAGTGATTCCCTAAACTTGCAGAACTTGCCTAGTCGTGGTGTTAACGGTGGCAAGCTAAAGAAAGCGATTATTGCACCCGAGGGTTGCTCAATCATTGATGCCGACTCTGCTCAGATTGAGGCACGAGTATTGGCATGGCTTGCTGGACAAAACGATTTAGTGGAGGCATTTGAAAAAGGTGAAGACGTATATAAAATCATGGCATCGTCGATCTATGCGAAAGACAAAGAAGATATATCTAAAGAGGAGCGGTTCGTCGGAAAGACTACCATTCTCGGTGCTGGCTATGGCATGGGGGCGCAGAAATTTAGGGTACAGCTTAAGACGTTCGGGGCTGAAGTATCGGAAGACGAAGCTCGCCACATTATTCAAGTCTATCGTTCGACCTACCCGAGTATCGTGGGGTTATGGCAACAAGCCCAGCGCACGTTGGAAGCCATAAGTAAGGGCTATACAACATCTTTGGGTAAACATGGGGTATTGACTATTGACCCTAACGAGAAAGGTATTCGCCTACCAAGTGGTTTGATGATGCGGTATGACCAGCTTGTTGCAGTGCGGGATGATAAGGGTATGCAATATCAATACAAGACTCGCTACGGATGGAATAAAATCTATGGTGGTAAAGTTATTGAGAACGTATGCCAAGCTATCGCTCGTTGTATTATTGGTGAGCAGATGATTAAGATTGCCAAGCGTTATAACGTTGTACTAACGGTACACGATGCGATTGCCTGTGTAGTAAAAGATGACGAAGTGATAGAAGCCCAAGCCTACATTGAGGAGTGCATGAAGTGGACACCTGAGTGGGCAGACGGATTACCAGTAAATTGTGAATCAGGTTATGGAAAGAGTTATGGCGATTGCTAAAGTAGAGTACACCCCTATGTATTTAGAGGCATCAAAAGAGCTGAGGATGGCAATAGAAGCACTATCAAGAAATAAGTTCCAAGTAGCGTATGAGCATTGCTTAAATGCCCAAACTGAAATGCGTTTAATGACGGGTGCAGTTAAGACATGGATGCCAACAAATGAACAATGACCCAGTTAATCATCCGAAGCATTACACCAACCACCCTAGTGGAGTTGAGTGTATTCAGATCACAGAACACATGGGCTTTAACCTAGGTAATGCCTTGAAATACATATGGCGGTGCGACCTTAAAAAGGATGCAGTTGAGGACTTATGCAAAGCCCGTTGGTATATTGACCGTGAGATTGCTAAGAGGACTAAGTAATGACTAAACCTATATCATGGTCGTATTCCAGCATTAAGTTGTTTGACCAATGCCCAAAGAAGTATTACCACCTACGTGTGCTAAAAGATGTTAAAGAACCACCGACGGACGCAATTACGTACGGGAAAGAGTTTCACGAAGCGGCTGAGTTATACATCAAAGATGGTAAGCCGATTCCACCGCAATTCGCATTTGCTAAAAACGCACTTGATAACCTTAAGCAGTTAGAAGGTGAGAAGCACTGCGAGTTGGAGATGGGTTTGACCGAGAACTTAGAGCCGTGCGACTTCAAAGACCCCAACGTTTGGTGGCGGGGTGTAGCCGACTTAGCTATCATCAATGGTACTAAAGGTAGATGCCTAGATTACAAGACAGGAAAGTCTGCTAAGTATGCGGACACTGACCAGCTAGAGCTTATGGCACTTGCAATGTTCAAGCATTTCCCCCAGTTGACCGAGGTACAGGGTGCGTTGTTCTTTGTCATATCTAAGAACTTCATAAAGGACTCGTACAAAGCTGACAAACAGGATAAGATGTGGACTAAGTGGTTGGCAGAATACAACAGAATGAAGATGGCTTACGATAGAAATGTATGGAATCCTCGCCCTTCGGGACTGTGCAAAAAACACTGCCTTGTTATGGAATGTCCGCACAATGGAAGGAACTAATAATGCCGTACGTTAATAAGCCAAGACCGTACAAGAAAGAGTACGAACAACAAAAAGCTAGAGGTGAGTTAGAGCGTCGCATGGAACGTCAACGTCTGCGTCGTGAGTATGACAAGAAGCATGCTGATAGTCCGTTAGACAAAGACAAGACTGCCGAAAGTAGAGAAGGTAAAGACCTTGCCCACAAGAAAGCACTTGACAAAGGTGGCTCTAATAAAGACGGATTTACTGTGCAGAGCAAGTCAAAGAACCGTAGCTTTAAGCGTGATAGTAAAAGTAATTTAGTTGGTGAAACTAGCAAGCGTGAACGTAAGAAAAAGACTTGAACTTTTTAGTATTTGATGTAAGATAAGAATTACTTGTTTTGATTGTGTTGCAAGATGTAAGCGTTAGGTATGAGTGGCAAACATCACGGTTTCATTTCCGTCTAAACCATACCAGTCGGTACTATTAACCTCATTTCCGATAGGGAGCCGACAACCTTAGTAGAGCATAGTGGACACCACTTATGCTCTATTCCCGCATCACTGGAGAATATAGTTGCAAATAATAGACAATAAAATTCTGTTGCTAAATCTACGTAACCCTAACAAAGTTACAACGGTTATACCAAAGAGTAAACAACTTGAGGGGAATCAAGTCGCCGTCAACTGGGGCCTAGATGAAGCCCGCATATTAAAAAATCTGCAAATAAAAAACATCCCATCACCAATCATGGGACATTACACCTGGCCTGGATTACATAAGCCGTTTGACCACCAAAAAATTACTTCTTCTTTCCTAACCCTACACCCCCGTGCCTTCTGCCTTAACGAGCAAGGTACTGGCAAGACAGGTTCGGTTATATGGGCGGCTGACTACCTGATGAACATCGGTAGAATCAAGCGTGTATTGGTTATCTGCCCTTTATCTATTATGGATTCGGCTTGGAGAGCAGACCTATTCAAGTTCGCTATGCACCGCCATGTAGATATTGCCTACGGTAGTCGTGAAAAACGTATTCGCATCATCAACTCCGACGCTGAGTTTGTCATCATTAACTATGATGGGGTCGAGATTATCCAAGAAGAAATAGCAAATGGTGGCTTTGACTTAATAGTTATTGACGAAGCTAACGCATACAAAAATGCCCAGACGACTCGTTGGAAGACACTCAATAAGATATTAAAACCTGATACGTGGCTATGGATGCTTACGGGTACACCAGCAGCGCAGTCTCCAGTAGATGCCTATGGTTTGGCTAAGTTAGTTAGCCCGCACAACGTGCCTAAGTTTTACTCGGCTTTCAAAGACATGGTAATGTATAAAGTATCACAGTTCCGTTGGGTGAACAGACCCCAAGCTGAAAAGGTTGTACACGAAGCACTACAACCAGCAATCCGATTTACTAAAGAAGAATGTTTAGATTTGCCTGAGTTGGTTTACGTTACTCGTGAAGTCGAACTTACTGCGCAACAGAAGAAATACTACGAGCTACTACGCAAGCAATTAGTTGTTTCAGCTGCGGGAGAACAGATTACTACGGTAAATGCTGCAGTGGGAATGAGTAAACTCTTACAAATATCTTGTGGTGCAGTGTATTCAGATTCGGGTGAGACCCTAGAGTTTGACATTAAGAATCGCTACAAGGTCATGCGTGAAGTGTTAGATGAAACCAAACAAAAAGCACTGATTTTTGTACCCTTTAAAAACACTATTAAGATTCTATCTGACAAGTTACAAGCTGATGGCTTTACCACCGAAATTATTAACGGGGATGTGCCAGCACACAAACGAGCCGAAATTTTCAAGAATTTTCAAGAAACACCGAACCCAAGAATCCTAATCATTCAACCACAAGCGGCGGCTCACGGAGTCACTTTAACGGCGGCTGACACGGTTATTTGGTGGGGGCCTACCCCAAGCCTAGAAACATATGCTCAAGCTAATGCACGGGCGCATAGAGCGGGGCAAAAGCATCCAGTTACGGTGATTAGATTACAGGGTAGCAATGCGGAGAAACACCTATATAAAATGCTTGACAACCGTATAAACGATCACGTAAAGTTAGTTGAACTTTACAAGAATTTACTTGAATAAGTAATAGTTTGGTAGTATAGTAGAAGTACCAATAGCGAGAATAATACCAAGCCACTATTGTTTAACAGGAGAATATTATGAGTGACGAAGTAGAATCACAGGCCGAAGTGCCTTTAGAAAAGCTGACTCGTATCTACATCAAGATGCGGGATAAAAAAGCTGAAGTAACGCATGAACTTGAGAAGAAGATTTCCAAAATTGAACAGGATATGAAGACTGTGAAAACAGCCATTCTGAATCATATGAAGGAGATTGGAGCCGAGAGTTTAAGAACTGAGTCTGGCATTGTGTATCGTACCGTAAGGACTATGTATGCAACGTCAGATTGGGAATCCATGCACAAGTTTATTCTTGAACATGGTGTGCCTGAGTTATTGGAGAAGCGTATTCAACAAACCAATATGAGGGCATTTTTAGAAGAAAATCCTGAGATGCTTCCCCCAGGATTAAATGCGAATAGCGAATATTCGGTAACAATACAAAGGAGCAAAAATGGTGGATGAAGCGTTTGTCCCGATAGAAGATGTGGCTAAGCATTTTGCCGTGTCTGTATCGACAGTCCGTGCGTGGATTCGACAGAGTTTAATCCCTGCGTTAAAACTTGGCGGTGTATATCGTTTCAAGATTAGCGAAGTGGAGCAAGCCCTGCGAAAACTAAACGGAGGAGAACTAGTACGAGAAGAAGCCGACGGCAGTCTAACGGTCAATGTACCCGCAGGTTCAGCCCAAATGGCTCTTAACTTTAACCCTGATGAAGATATTTAAGGAGAATTAGCATGAGTGAAATGACTCTATTTAAAGGTGGTTTACCATCATATTTACAATCCGCAACGGATGACGCAACCAATGCCCTAGCTGGTACAAGCGATGGTGGTGGTTTAGGTGCTCGTCGTATTTCTATCAAAGGCGGTGTATTCCGTGAGTTTATTGGTGGAAAAGAGTTCCGTGTATCTGAAGAACGTTCTATGAACGTAGTTATTATCAAAGCCGCACCGAAGGTATCACGTATTTACTACGCTGGAAGCTATACCGAAGGTGAAGCAGTATCCCCAGCTTGCTGGTCATCCGATAGCCAACGTCCTGATGAGAAGGTCAAAGAAAAGCAGTCAGCCACCTGCCTAACTTGCCCACAAAACATCAAGGGTTCTGGTCAGGGTGAAAGCCGTGCCTGCCGTTATCAACAACGTTTAGCAGTAGTTATTGATGGCGAAGTCGACAAAGGTGAAGTGTACCAACTCGTGTTGCCGCCTACTTCTGTATTCGGTGATGGTGAAAAAGGTAAGCTCCCCTTACAGGCATATGCTCGTCATCTGAAAAATCACGGTACTCCTATTACTGGGGTTGTTACCGAGATGCGGTTTGACACAGCAAGTCCTACACCAAAGCTGGTATTTAAACCTGTCCGCCCCGTAACCGAAGACGAATTTAACAAAGTTCAAGAACTTAAAGATTCATCCGAAGCAGTACAGGCTATTACATTAACTGTTGCACAAACAGATGGTGTGAAGGATAAGCCAGCCGTTAAGAACGCACTAGCTGCACCAAAAGCGGAAGTAGAAGAAGTAGAAGTGATTGAAGAACCAAAGAAAGCTCCTCCTAAGAAAGCCCCTGTGGCAAATGAGCCTAAACTAGAAGACCTAGTCGGCGAATGGGATGATGCTTAAATAACGGTTATGGGGGAAAGCGTGCGTAGTAGGTCGGCTCGGCGACGTTAAATAGCCTGTACTCTCCATTAGGAGTTAAGGGACACGCAAGTACCCCACCTTCAAAGGTGGCTATGAACAATTTAGAATTTTTACAGCAAGTCCTTGGCGACGAAGGATACTACTGCATAGTTGGGCTAAAGAAAGACTCGGACAAAGCTGTCCAAAAGTTTTTCCAACGGCTTGAAGATGCAGCGACTGTTGCTGAGAACTTAAAGGACGAGGGTTACGATGCGTACTACGCACTAGCTACGTTCAAAGATGGGAAGTCACGAAAGACGGCAAACGTACAACAACTTAGGTCGTTGTTTGTTGATCTCGACTGCGGCCCAGGTAAGCCATATGAAACACAGAAAGAAGCACTAGTAGATTTAAAACGTTTCTGTAAAGAAACAAATATGCCAAGACCAACACTAGTTAACTCTGGTGGGGGCATACACGCATACTGGCCTTTGACTGAATCTCTTTCACGAGAGCGATGGTTGCCGTTAGCTGAAAAGCTAAAGAAGATGTGCGATGACCATGACTTGTTTGCTGACCCCGTTGTTACGGCAGATTCGGTACGTATTCTACGAGTCCCAGGAACTTTAAACTTTAAAAATGATGCAGCTAGGGACGTAACTTTAATCGGTAGCTCACCAGGCTCATACGAACTAGATACACTAAAAGATGTTATAGGGGAACTTATACCAGCTAGACCATCCTATATCCCACGAGGAGAAATGGACGAAGTTACCAAAGCCATCCTAGGTAACTACACGAATCGGTTTAGAACCATCTTGATGAAAACAAAAGATGGTGACGGCTGTCAACAATTAAAGTATATTTATGAGAACCAAGCAACCATGTCTGAACCGATGTGGAGAGCAGGCCTATCTATTGCCAAATTTTGTGTTGATGCGGATAAAGCAATCGAGAAAATATCTGAGCATCACCCCGAATATAGCCCCATGTTTGCCGATAAAAAGGTGCGAAACATCAAAGGTGGCCCGTATACATGCGTAAAGTTTGAAGAGTTTAACCCAGGCGGGTGCGACGGATGTCCCCATAAAGGTGTACTTAAGTCCCCTATTGTGCTGGGTCGTGAAGTACAAGAAGCAACTGATGAAGACAACATAGTAGAAGATAGCCCTGCAGATATAGACCAAGGTCACACACAGACTTATGTTATTCCTAAGTACCCTGACCCGTATTTCCGTGGCAAGAACGGTGGCATATTTAAACGCATCATCAAAGAAGAAGATGAGATTGAAGTAATGATTTACCACAACGACCTGTATGTAACACGTCGTTTATTGGACTCCGATGTCGGAGAAGCCGTAGTAGTTAGATTGCACCTTCCAAAAGATGGTGTTAAAGAATTCACTATACCGTTATCAGCGGTTACATCTAAAGACGAAATACGCAAATACATGTCATCACATGGCGTAGCGGTAGTAAAGACAGACGAGATTATGTCTTATGTAACAACTTGGGTAAACCACATGCAATATAACGCTAAAGCGGACACGGCTCGCAGACAATTCGGCTGGACTGATGATACGTGCGAAGCATTTGTTTTAGGTGATAAAGAAATTCGTGCAGATAGGGTAGACCACAACCCACCCTCTGCGGCTACTGCCCAACTATTTGATGCGTTTGTACCAAAAGGTAATATGGAAACATGGAAAGAAGCCATGAATTTTTACAACCGTCCTGGTATGGAATTACATCAGTTTGCTATTGGGGTAGCTTTTGGCTCTATATTCTCTAACTTCACTACTATTCATGGTTCAGTTTTGCACATCTTTAGTCCTGAGTCGGGTATTGGTAAAACAACTTCTATGATTGCTGGCGCTAGTATTTGGGGCAACCCAGGGCGGTTAGTGGTTAAAGAGTCCGACACTATGGCAAGTACTATGAATCGTGCCGAAGTACAAAAACATCTATGCTTGTTCCGTGATGAGGTAACTAACTCAACGGCTAAAGAGTGTAGTGACTTCTTATACCAATACACATCAGGCTCCCAAAGAAACCGTATGTCAGGTAGCTCTAATCAAGAGCGTACCCGTGGGGAACCGTGGAAACAAAATGCCGTAACTACGGGTAATGCGTCCATGATGGAAAAAATTGGTGTATACAAGGCACTTCCCAAAGGCGAGGCTATGCGTTTACTAGAGGTTCGTGCTAGACCTGTAGCTGGTTTAGAAAAAGACGAAACTGATTTATTAAGCGAACAGTTAGCAAATAACTACGGACATGCTTGTATACCCTACTTACAGCACGTGATGAACGATATAAAAGGTGTTAAAGCCCTATACAAAGTAACTCAGCAAAAAATAGACAAGGCTTGTAATTTTGCACCCGCAGACCGATTTCATTCTGTGTTGGTAACTAACGGCATTATGGGCTTGATGATGGCTAAACAAGCTGGGCTAATAAACTATGACATTAAATCTGTAGTGCAATGGACTAAACAAGTAGTAGGTAGTTTGCAAGAGCAGGTGAAGTCTATGGATGTTGACGCCGAAACTACTTTAACTAACTACCTTGCTGAGAACTATAACAACGTACTGCGTATTAAGAGTACTGAAGATGCCCGTACCGCTAGCAAGAATGACTTAGATCATCTAATTATTCCTGATGCAACACCACGAATTTCTTTGCTTGCACGGTATGAATATGATATTAAGATGTTGTATTTGTATCCACTACCACTTAAAGATTGGTGTGTTAAAAAACAAGTTAACTACGAAGGGTTTGTTGATTCTTTAAAACGTGGTAGAACTAAAGCTAAGATTGATAAAAAACGTATGGGTAAAGGTACTCGTATGAGCCTACCATCTGCAGATGTGTTATGGATTAGTTGCGAAGGATTCCTAGATGACGACAGAGAAGAAGAAATTGCCTCGGCAGCAAAGCACAAAGCCGCTCTTGAAGGTGATGAGGGAGGGACAAGTCTGTCCTGATGGTGTAGTTATTGACATAAACTGGGGTGCTTTTGAGGTAGGCACTTCAGTTTTTATACCTGCTGTTAACTTAGTAATGTTAAAGAAACAGATGCAGATACTTGCAAAACGTAAGCAAATGCAAATTAAAGGGTTTGACAGAATCGAATCTGGAAAATTAGGTATGCGCTTTTGGCGTATTTTGTAATATACTTTCTAGGCAACATTCTCCTGTTGCTAGTTCTACAACGTTAAGACCCCTTGAATCCCCGCCTAAAAACGGGGATTTTTTTATTGATCGCCGTACTCAGCTATGCTGGCTTTAATTTCCGCAATACGTTTTTTGTTGTACCTAGCACCGTTCAACATCTCTTTGGTAGCACGATCTTGAGCTTTTATTGAGGCTTCGAGTATTCCATTTACGGTGCCTTGAGTAATTCCTAATCCCCTATGCTTATTACCAATTTCAAGCAGGTCATTTTTAAAATCGTTCATACCCTCAACATCACCTTCACGCTTAGCCATATAGTATTTTTGCTTTAGCTTACTTACTTTCTTAGATAGGAAAGTGTCAATACCTTTTTCACGGGAGTTAATTTCCAGCTGGCGTTGGTAATCTGCGGGGGCGAAGCCAAGTACCTGAGCTACTGCATTGTAGACACTTACGTCTCCTGTAATAGGATCGCCACGCAGGGTGGTAGTACCGTTTGTAAGGTACCTAACCCCTTTAAATGCGTTACCAACTGCAGAGGGTAACAATTCTTCAAGACCTCTAAGCGTGTGCCCTTCACCTATTTTGCTATAGCCACGTTGTATCCGATCGGATACACCTATTACAGGCCCACCCACTGCTTGAAGCATTTGCTGAGTAAAGGTTGAGTCACCACTTTTAGGAACATCACGGATAATTAAGTCATTCAAAGTAATGCGACTAGCAATAGCTAGGTTAGTTGCGTAATCAATTGGGCCTTTATACAAGAAGTCACCTAAAGCCTTCTGCGTAATTGTATCAAAATCTTCGTCGTCCTCATCTGTAAACAAGCTATAGACTAAAGATACGGCACCGTAAATTGGGATACCCTGTGCACCAGCCATCAGTGCGGACATACCCATAATTCCACCTATTTGACGCATAGCGGCTTTTCTAATCTCTGGAGTCTCACCTTTAAGAGCTTCTTTTGCTGCTTTAAGTAACATGAAGTACTGGGTAATACCGTAGCGTTTGTACATAAACAGTACTTTGCCTAACGAACTTTGCGCAATACGTGGGGCAGCGGCAGCGGCAGTTCCACCGTTAAGTAAGTCTGTTGTAGAAATAGCTTGGTAGGCTGCATAAGTTTCTGTAGCTTCTCTTGCGGTTATCTCAGGAGTTCCTTCTTCCCGTTTTGCATTTAACTCTTGGCGGATAGCTTCAATTTTATCAACGTCTTTTTTGCTTGGCTTTTTAAGGCGCTCCATTTCAAGGTTGTATGTTGAAAGCAAAGTAACTTCACGGTTCATACGTTCCCCGTGCCGCATCATCCACCCCGATGCAATATTAATCTTAGCCAATATTCCCGTTTTAGTATCCCCGCTAAGCATTTCGTACAACTGGGAACGATTAAGCTGTCCATTTTGTTTCCATACTTTTACAGCGGTTGCTAACTTTTTGCCGATTTCTGATGTGGGTGTATAGTTAGCAATAGATGGCATTGCTCGCCCAGCAGCTGTGTCTTTACTACCAAGGATTGGTATATCAATCTTAGTGCCACTCCCCATAAACAACTTAGTAGCATCACCAATAGCCCTAGCAACTTGTCCTTCAGGGTAATGTGCTTTTAAATACGGAGCAACAATCATTGGAACGTTAGCGCCATTAACTACAACTGAAGATACGTTAAAGCCAAGGGTATAGTTAAACGCAACAGACGTTAGGATGTTACCAAGATCATTTTTAGTTGGGTTTAATATATACGACTTGCGTTTTTTATACTCTTCAAAGTATTTTATTTCTGTTTCGTTATTACGAGCAGGTATAGTTTCTTTAGCGATATTACCTAGGGCATCAACTTTTCCTGCCTCTACTCCGCTACCCGTTTGGATAGCAAGTTTTTCCATAGTGTTAATGGCGTTATCTATCTTAGGGTTGTACTTCATGTTGGCAATTTGATGCGCCATACCCCGCACTTTACTATCAAAGACTTTAATAGCATCTTCCATATAACCTGCTTTATTACCACGTCTTTGGAACGATTTTGCAAAAGCGGTTTCTGGTAAGGTAGATATAAACAAACGCATCATTTCGTCAACGGCTTTGTCGTTAATCTTGTTTGTTTCCATGATGTTTAGAACACTATTAACAAAGGAGCCTGATGGGGCATCACGATAATTAATCTTGTCTAAACCTTCGTAAACTTCGTACTTGACCCCTAGTTTTTGTAACTCGTCCATACGTTCTTTACGAGCAAACTCAGACTCAAACGCTTGATTAGCCCGTTGTTTTTGACCATTTTTATCTGTGTAGTCATATGCCAACCATTTATCGCCGCTACGACCTAAAGCAAAATAAGGTTCGATCATGCCTTTTTCGGCAAGTTTTTTCATGATGTCGGCTTTAATAATAACTTTAGTAGCTGCATCTAAGTCAGTACCATCAATACGTTCGTTAATAGCGCCTTTAATCTCGTTATACATATGCTTATAAGCATCACGCATAGTGACGTACAAGTCTTGCCAAACTTTGTCTAACTTCTTATAACGAGCATTTAAATCTTTCCACGCAGCTTCTTTAGAATTACCGTCTCTATCAAACTCACCAACATAATCAGATTGTTTTTTAGTTGGGTCAACTTCGGCAATCGTACTATCGTGCGCAATATCACTAAAGTCTTGTTTTTGCTGTGGAGCTTTTTTAGTAGCTGCTTTAATTATTGCTTCAACACCATCAATGCCTTCAGATAGCTTATCTTGATAGCCACTACGCTGATTAATTAAAGTGTTAATCTCAGAACCTAGCCCAGGAAATACATTATCAGTTAAATCTCCCAATGTTTTTAAAGGCATTGTAGAAAAGTACCCTGCCGAAACTACATCGCCAGTACGGTCTATGGCGTTAGCTACAGTAGCTTTTTGGGTGTTATTAATAATAGGTAAATCCCGTATCATTTTATCTATCCCACCCCATACTTCTGTGGCAGCGGCTACTTGATACTTTGGGTCTTTGTTTGTAGAGTCTAAATATTGATCAAAACGAGTAAGAACTTCTGCATGATTTTTAGCTAACTGCCCAGTAGCAGCTTGATTAAATACTGTTTCAACATCGTTATAACCGTAACCTTTTAGCCAATTTCCAATCTTTCTTAAAGCAGTTAATGCTTTTTCCATGATTGATTGCGCTCTTGGGGACTGTCTTTGGAAGTCTGCAAATGCTTCAGCAACAGCCTCTTCAATCTGTTCTTCTTTAGTCAGGTTTGAATATTTAGCTTCGATACCATATTTGTTAACCCAATTACTTCTAGCCATGTTGCTTAGGATATTCCAGTCAGCAGGGGAGAAAAGCCCCATCTCACGCATAGCGTGAAGCGCTTCGTGGTTTAGTGTGTGCATAGCATCGTTAGCATTTAATGCTATCTCGATTAACCTATTAACGTACATACCTTGCGCACTTGTACCTTCTGCGGTAGTAAGCGCCTTTTCTAATCTTAAGCCAATACCACTAAGCCCCATCTTATCTAGGGCAGCACGTAAGTCTTTAGCTAGTTTAGATACATCGCCTTGGAACGAACCTGTGCCTTGACCAACTTGTGCTTTACCTTTTACGCCGAGCTTAGCTTTTAGGTCAAATATTTCTTTGCTAAGAGTCTTAATCTCTGTGGGGTCAACAGTGCCTTCTAAAGCATCTTTTAAAAATTGTAAGTATGCAATCTGGTCTTCCCGTGTTTCTTCTACTTTAGGAGCTGCAGGAGTAGCTTCTTCCGCCACTTGCTCGGCAACGGGAGTCTGTATAGCAGGCTTAGTAACCGCAGTCTTAGGTTTGGTTTCAGTAATTTCACTTGATGTTTCCTCTGTTAATGTACTTGGCTGTACATTTTCTCCGTTTCCAGACTTGCTAGTAATGCTTCCAACTGGTGCCAATCCTGGTTGTTCAGATGTTCCAACTCCTTCGGTAGGTTCTGGTACCTGCTGCTCAGGAACTTGAACGCTTGCTCTATCTGCTGTAACGGCAGGTGATCCAAATTTAGTGGTTCCATAGTTTACGTCTTTCCTTATACCGCCACGTGGTCCTACCATGTTTACTTGTTGCCCTAAAGCAGCAAATGCTTGCGTAGCAAGACTCTCAATGGCTTGTTTAGTCGAATCGGCAATGTTTGGGTTTTGTCTTACTTGTACAAGTATATCTCGTACCGCTGCCTGGTCAGCAGGATCAGCTAAGTCTTTGTTAAGAAGTTTTTTAAAGAAACCAGATTGTGGTCTGAGACCAGTTCCCTGTAAAGAAGGAGCATCTAGTTTAGTTTTAAACTCGGCAGGAGCTTCTGGTGGGCCTGCTAGCGCCGATTCAACGTTGCCTGGTAATCCCTGCGCTCGTGCTTGTGCCTGTGCTAAACCAAGTTCTTTTTCAAACATGTCAGGCTGATAGCCAACAACTTTTTGTGGTGTGAGACGTTCGGCTTCCGCCTGCTCTGGGGTTCTAGCAACATTTTGCTGGTCTACTGTAATCGGCGTTGTATCAATAGATTGCGTAGGGTATGCTTTGCCAGGGGTATAACCAAGCAAAGGACCAAGCAAGTCCAGAAGCATTTGTTTCTCATAAGACTGAGAAGGTAACGAGTCTTCAATACGTTTGAGCTTTTCTGCAATAGCAGCTTGTTCTGTAGGATTTTTAGTAGCTTTAAATTGCTCAACCAAGGTACCAATCATTGCACCTACTGGATCAGCGGCGGCTTCTCTTTCAGCTACAGTCGTAGATGGGATGCCAGGACCTTGGGGTACTTCTTGCCCAAACAAATCACCAGTAGCTTGTTGTTGACGTGCAAGTTCTTGTTGGTCTGCTTGTTCTTTTTCTTGACGTTGCTTCTCAGCTGCTTGCTGTTCTAATAGTTGGCGCTGTGCCATTTCTTGTGCGGCAGCTTGTTTTATACGGCTAGCTTCCATGGCTGCGCCAGGAGTACCAAATGTGCCACCACCTACTGCGCCTTTTAAACCAGCGAACAAGATGCTATCAATGTTCTTCTGTGAAAAGAATGGGTCTTTGCCACCAGCAACTTGTCCTGCAAGGATGTCAATAGCTTGTTGTGCCGATTCAGTTAAACCTTCGCCAGCAGTAGTTTTAGCAATCTCGCCTAAAAAGGCTTTCTTAAAGTTAACTGGAACAACAGTAGATTTCTCTAGCATCGCTGCGGCAACACGGTCCTTACCAGCTGGGCCAAGTTGTTTTAAGATCTTACTAGGTAAGTATGTATCCAATGCTCCCTTCAGGGAACCGAAAGTAATCGCTAGTCCAGGGGCTAAATCGCCTGTCTCTTCGTAAATACTATTTAAGGTCTCAGGAATACTCTGAGCCATGGATGATCCGAATAGACCAACTGTACCACCAATATCGGCGCCTTTAGCTGCGGCTTGCCCAAGAACTCGTTGTTCTAATTTAGTAGCAGCTTCTTCAGCTAATTGTCTTTTAGCTACGTGCGCAGGTAGTCCTTCTTTTAATGCAGCAGCTGCACCACGTTTAGCAATGGCCTTACCTGCAACTGTACCGACTCCAGTACCTAACAAGAACGATGCAATATCAGGCGCTAGTTCACCAGCAGTTTCGGCAATAAACCCACCAAAGTCACCGATGCCTTGTATGTCTTTAATGCTTTTGTATGCTGTAGGATTAACTTGCTCCTCGGCAGCCATACGGTCTCGGTACTCTTGTAGTTGCTGCTTGGCGTAATCTTTTTGCCCAATCAGCGAAGCACCCAATGCTGGCAGTAAATCAAACACCGTACCTTTAAAACCTTCTAGGCCACGAGATGCGCCGCCTTTAACTAGTTGCCCAAGACCTAGTTCTCTAGGATCTACTAAAGGTTTGTTTGCTTCTGTTTGAATAGCCCGTGCTTTAGCTAAAATATCAGCGTCGGATAATGAATCAGCAAACTCTACAGGACCTACGCCTGGAATATTAACCCGTGCCATATTTTTTCCTTATTCTACTTCTGGGCGTGCTTTTACATTTCTAGATTGCATTGTATTTAAGTACTGATTCATGTGGGCATCCGCATATCTGTTGTATTCATTCATTAAATTTTGATACGACTGAGTATTAGGCTTATATCCCTGCCTAAATCCTTCTTGTACTTTAGGCGGTAATGAAGAAAATACTGGAGATGTTAGTGGGTTAGCTTTATATTCTTCATACCGTTGAGCTACTTTATCATAAGTAGCGGGGGGTATATTAGCTATTCCTGTAGGACCTTTACCTCTACCTGAACGGTAGTATTCAGCCTGAGCCGCAAACAACGGTGCGTGTGCTTTGTAGTATTCCTCAGTGATACCCATCTTCTTAAGTTCTTGCTTGAGTTCAGCACCTTTGAGGTTAAGTGCAGCAATCTGACCAAGTTGTTTAGCTTCGTCGCTACGGATGCCACGCATTTCTTCTTGGTAGCCTTGTAGTGCAGGGATAGCGCCTTTAAAGTTAGCCGCAGCATATTGTGATGTGCCACCCATAATGCCAAGACCAGCCTGTAACATAGCCATTAACTTAGCTTCTTTACGTGCATCAGCATTGTCTTTGGAAAGATTTTTAATATCGCCAATAGACTGCTTGATAATTTCGTCAATGCCACCTGTATCAGTCTTTGTTTCTGGAGCGCCAGTAGGAATGTTTAAATTGCTAGCAGGTTTAGTGCCTAAGTTTTTGTTATCACGAATAACTGTTAAGTTGTCAGCAGGTGCAGCCTGTGTAGGCGCAGCGCCTGGGTCTTGTGCGGATGGGTTAAACGTAGCACCTGGAGTTACTTTACCTGTATTAATCTGTTCTCTTAAACCCCTAAAGAAAGGACCTGCTTTAGCCCCTATGTAAGAAGGTAAGTCACTAATTTGCTCTGGGAACCCCATACTTACGTCATAAGGCATCGGATTGCCTTCGTCATCTTTTCTTGGGGTATTGCCGCCTTTATAAAAGTGTTCAACTTCACCACCATCATCAAACGCAATGATGCCACCACCAGCATATTCAGTAGGCAGGTTACTTTGAGCCATCTCAATACCTTGTTGACGTTGTTGGTCAAGTGCGGCACGTTCGGCAAGAATCTGATCTTTGATTGTAGGAGGAGTACCCTGTGCCATAGCAGCGGCAATTTGACGTTCTTTATCGTCCTTGTTCTTTTGCTGTATTGCAGCAAGACCCACTAAATCATCTACAAGACCATCTTTAGTACTTCTATCTATAGTTTGTTTAGAGTAAGCATCGGGGTTCATTAGAACCTTACGAGAGATAGCTTGGCTGATACCACCACTTACAAAGTTTTTAGTATCGTCTTCCCCAATAGAACCGCCCTCTGCATAAGACTTAACTTCACCGCCAGTAGCGCCCCTAGCTAAACCATAAGCTGCAGCGCCAGTTAAGCCGAGACCAGAAATTTGCGAGATAGCGGAAGGAGCAGCTTGATAAGATTGTGTAGTAGCCGATTGCAAAGGCAAACCACGTAGCAAGCCAGACATAGCAGACAATTGCTGCATTGGGTACTGTTGCTGCATAGCGTAGTTCTGGATAGCTTGATTGACCTTGTTCTGCTCTTGGGTTTGCATTTGCGCACCCATTTGGTTCTGTAAACCAATAATGCCTTGTTGCCCTTGCAACTGTCGCCCGCCAATATCAGCCAAAGCGGTACCAGCCTGAGTTAATTGGCCTGTACCTTGAAGGGCAGTGCCTAAACCTTGTAAGCCTAAGTTAGCGCCATACTGCTGGGCTTGTTGTGCAGCTTGGAAAGCATTTTGATAGCCAGAACCAATCGCTTGGTTCATAGCAGTATTCTTATTACGTTCATTTTCGGCTTGTTGCAACGCAGCACGATTACCACCAAAAGCGCCTTGACCTACTGACTGCCCACGCATTTGATTGCCAGTAATATCATATTGACGACCAATTTCTTGTAACTGAGGTTGTAATGCAGACTGGATATAAGGCGACATAAACGCTTGGGTAGCGTATGGGTTTGTTGCCATCATGTTGTACTGATTACCAACGTTAGCGGCACGATCAGCTACGTTAGCTGCGCCCATACCACCTAAAGCTGCATAGCCTGTACCTGTGTTGTATTGCCCAGGAAGACCTAAATTACTAGCGTTGTAAAAAGATTGTTGCTGTAATGGGCTAAACGGTGCTACTGCCGCAGAGGCTTGTTCTTGAGCTGTGTTAGTAATGTTACCGTTGGCATCAACAGTTGCGCCATAAGGCGTATAACCTTTAAACCCAGTTACTGTTTTGTTGCCTTCAGCATCAGGTGCGCCATAGTTATATATTTGTTGTTGGGCAGTGCCAAGCATTGTCTCTACATATGGACGAGCGTATTCTGGAATGTTAGAGTTTTGTACATTTGTCTGAGTTGGTTGCCCACCCCCACCACCACCACCTGTAAAAGGAGTGCGCTTTAAGTCCCAAGTCCAACCGCTGTGTTTAGATTTTAAAAAGCTCATAGCTTAGTTTCCATAATAATGTGGCGCTCTACCATACCAACTTGTTTATACAGTCTAGCTGCAGATTCTCTAGCAGCGCATTGAACTCTTGTAGCCCCGTTCGCCTTTATAAAGCTACAAACCTGCCCATATACATCTTCATTCACAATCGCTTTACCAGCCATTGCAGTAATAAATCCAACACGGTAGTTTGGCATATTATAAAAACTTACTGATGCTGCACCGTGAATAGTTTTTTCTTCGTCTATTGCTACTAATAATACCCATGAACCGTTAGCCAGTAAACCTTTAATCTGATCTACTGTATAGTCCCCAGGATCGTGTTTATTGGCTTTTACAAACAAATCTTCTACTAAAGGCCATGTCTGATGGACATATTGCACGCCTACTGAGTGAACCGTTATAGTCATTAAGCAACCATGTATTTAGCTGGTTTAATCTGTTTACCTTGTTTTGAATTACCCGTGCGGGCTTTCCGTACTCGGTTCATCATGGCGTAAAGTTGCTTAGCCCCTGCATCAGTAGAGCCATTACCAAGGTGAGAAACAACATCGGCAGGTATTACAAACTCGCCATCAGCCAAACGGGCGGGTTGCTTACCAGCAATCGTAGCTGGAATATTGTCAGACATACCATCGCCAGGACCTTTCAACATACGACCACCATCAGAGTAACCACCTAAATTAGCCATACCACCACCAGCTAAATTTTGTGCAGCCATCTGCCCATAAACATCTTGTAAGGCAGGTTTAGTCATACCTTGCATACCAATAGCGTCCATTTGTTCTTTTGTCAACATGCGTTTTTTACCTGCTTGAGCTAAAGCCGCAATACCTTGATCTGCCATTGCTTGTGCCCCAGCGCCTGTACCAGCACCACTAGGTAAACCCATAGCCATACCACCCATATCAAAACGAGCAACACCACCAGAAGCCATATTAGCTGTAGCTACGCCAGTATATGGATTGGTTTTAGTATCGTAATCGGATTGAATTACTTCCGCCGAAGCAGGCATCTGCGTAGGAGTAGCAAAATTGGTGTGTTCTTGCTGGCTCTGTGGGTACATATTGCTTGTACCGCCCATAATATTTTGGCTCATTTGCTCAACTGGGCCTGGGTTGGCTATACCCCCTTGGGCTAACTTCATAATGCCACCTTCAGCCGCATAAGTAGGGCGATAAACGCTTTCAGGTGCGTAAGTTGGGGTAGAAGCTGTAAAACTATTTGGGTCGTATTTGAGTTTTTTTAAATTACCACCATTGTATTTATCAGTAGGTTGCCCAAATTTAGCTCTTTCGGCTTGCATAGCACCAGATAACCCAGCAGTACCTGCAGTCATACCTAATTGTGTATTAGATAAATAGCCTTGCTCCCCTGGTCTATATCCAAATATGTTTTTTACGTTTTGAGCATTGTTTTGGCTATTGTCAACCGATGGCGTTGGTGGCCTATTAAATATAGATTGATTGCCTGATTCGGCTAAAGATTGAGTTGTAGGAGAAAGAGCCTCAGCAACACCACCAGCAGGAGCAGCTGCAACACCACTAGAAATGGGGGCAGTACTTACCGCAGGGGCAGCGCCAGCAGTTAAACCAAACCCACTACCTGTACCAGCACCGCTAATACCACCACCTAATTGAGTGGCTGCATTAACACTTTGTCCCGCACCGCTAAAAATACTAGACGTAGTTGCAGGAGTAAAACTAGAAGTAA